CTTCGGCGGGTTTTTGTTTTTATTTTCAACGCGTTTGAAGTTCTGGACGGTGCCGGAATAGAATCAAAAATACTTAAGTAGCGCGCAGGGATAAGAGGGATGGTCCCTTAAAGGGGAGAGCTAATTATCCGGAAGGATTCTGATGATGAACATCGAAGAACTGCGTAAAATTTTTTGTGAAGATGGCCTCTATGCTGTGTGCGTTGAAAATGGAAATCTTGTTAGTCATTACCGCATTATGTGTTTGCGAAAGAATGGGGCTGCGTTAATTAATTTTGTGGATGGTCGAGTGACAGACGGATTTATCTTGCGCGAAGGTGAGTTTGTCACTTCATTACAGGCACTGAAAGAGATCGGAATAAAAGCAGGCTTTTCAGCTTTTGCAGAAGAATAAACTCATCTACAATCTTGCGCGGGGCTGAACTCCCGCTGAGTAACACCGTGCCACCGGAGAAAACCGATGGCACGCAACGTAAAATATTACAATTCTGATAATTCGCCCGTTCTTGTCTGCACGCACGAGCGGTATTCTCACGCATTCAAGTCTGAATGGTTCCAACACCCTCCATGCACTGAAGAGCAGGCTGAATGGATAATTCAGTGTTACCGCAGGCGCGGATACGAGGTTAAGAAAGCCCTTAGCCTCGACTACCGTCACTGGATAATCTCAGTCAGATTGCCTTACTCCGAACGCCCACCACGTGCGTCCCGCACTTTCCAGCAACGGATCTGGAGGTAACGTGCGGGTATTACTTAGACCTGTTCTGGTGCCTGAGCTTGGGCTGGTGGTCCTTAAGCCGGGCCGTGAATCCATACAGATATTTCATAATCCTCGAGTGCTGGTGGAACCGGAACCAAAAAGCATGCGTAATCTGCCATCCGGAGTCGTTCCTGCCGTTCGCCAGCCGCTGGCGGAAGACAAAACATTGCTGCCGTTTTTTAGTAACGAACGGGTGATTCGTGCTGCTGGCGGTGTTGGCGCATTGTCTGACTGGCTATTACGTCATGTTACATCCTGCCAGTGGCCTAATGGCGATTACCATCACTCTGAAACAGTCATTCACCGTTATGGTACCGGCGCAATGGTGTTGTGTTGGCACTGCGACAACCAACTGCGTGACCAGACATCGGAATCACTGGAGCTGCTTGTTCAACAAAATCTGACAGCATGGGTGATTGACGTCATCCGTCACGCAATAAGCGGTACGCAGGAGCGGGAATTATCTTTGGCTGAATTATCCTGGTGGGCGGTCTGCAATCAGGTGGTGGATGAACTACCTGAGGCTGTATCGCGTCGTTCGCTGGGATTACCAGCGGAAAAAATCTGCTCGGTGTACCGCGAAAGCGACATCGTACCGGGAGAGCAGACCGCCACCAGCATATTGAAACAACGCACAAAAAATCTTGCACCGTTGCCTTACGCCCACCAGCAACAAAAAACACCACAGGAAAAGACGGTGGTAAGCATCACCGTTGATCCGGAGTCTCCGGAATCCTTCATGAAACGACCTAAACGTCGCCGCTGGGTAAATGAGAAATACACACGCTGGGTAAAGACACAGCCGTGTGCGTGTTGTGGTAAGCCAGCGGACGATCCTCATCATCTGATTGGTCATGGTCAGGGTGGAATGGGAACAAAATCCCACGATATTTTCACGCTACCGCTGTGTCGGGAGCATCACAACGAGCTTCATGCGGATCCGCTGGCGTTCGAAGAAAAGCATGGTTCCCAGGTTGATTTAATTTTTCGTTTTCTTGATCACGCTTTTGCAACCGGCGTGCTCGGGTAAAAGAGGTTACTGATGCGTATAGAGTTTGTTTTGCTTTACCCGCCGACGGTGAACACCTACTGGCGACGTCGTGGCAGCACATATTTTGTATCAAAAGCCGGTGAGCGTTATCGCCGGGATGTGGCACTTATTGTTCGCCAGCAGCGGCTGAAATTAAACCTGTCCGGAAGGCTGGCGATAAAGATTATTGCCGAGCCACCGGATAAGCGCCGCCGTGACCTGGACAATATTCTGAAAGCGCCGCTGGATGCGCTGACGCATGCGGGGGTGCTAATGGACGATGAGCAGTTTGATGAAATCAATATTGTACGTGGTCAGCCAGTATCTGGTGGACGGCTGGGTGTGAAGATTTACAAAATTGAGAGTGAGTGAGCGTAAATATGATATATCCGGAAATTACAGGCAAAAGCGGCGAACATTTACGCCTGAACACGCTGGAAGCAGTCTGGATCCAGGGGAAATTACGGATGTGGGGGCGGTGGTCGTATATCGGTGGGGGTAAATCCGGAAATATGTTTAACCGGTTACTGGTTTCGAAAAAGCTGACGAAAACAGCAGTTAATGAGGTTTTACGCAGCATGAAGAAATCCGGGCTGGAAAAACCGGAACTTGAGGCATTTTTTCGGGATATGACCAGAGGGAAGCAGAAGAGCTGGTTGTCACATTGTACAGACACAGAGGCGTTGATTATTGATCGCGTTATCAGTGAGGTGCTTGGGGAATATCCCGGGCTAATCAATATTCTCCGGCAAAGGTACGAAGGACGGGGAATGAGTAAGAGAAAAATGGCAGAATGTTTAAATCGTACTCACCCGGAATGGTGTTTCAGCACATGTGAGAAACGTATTGCAGGTTGGTTAGCCGTGGCTGAACACATGCTTTATGTACCTATGCACGATTCATTTCGATAAAAAAAGCTTGCTTTTTTACGCAGAAACAGCTTGAATTCCTGTAAGCTTCGCAAAGCTGTATCGCGAGGCGAAATGCAAGTTTTTTCGCACAAGGAAGCCACCGGAAGGTGGTTTTTTTGTGTCCGTAATATACAGCAGCGCAATAAATTCGCTGGTGGTTATTAATACCGTTCTTTCAGGTTGCTGGCTTTTTCGACAAGAGTTATTGGTGTGTCACGTTAACCGGAAAAGGGAAAAAGACATGCTGAAACAGCAGGATATGACAGAAACCGCCAGAGTGGTGTTTAATGAATTAAGCGTTACCGACCCGGCGACAGTCGGGGAGATTGCGCAGAATACTTACCTTTCACGCGAACGCTGCCAGTTAATACTGACCCAGCTGGTTATGGCGGGTCTGGCAGACTATCAGTTTGGTTGTTACAGACGCCTTCAGTCCTGAAGGCTTTTTTATTTGTGGTAAATGGGCGGCTGGTGGGTGTAAGGGGCACCCACCAGCCATCTGCTCATGCGTTGGGTTCACAAGCAAACCTCAGGCCCACTGCTTTGCGCAAAAGCAGAATGAGCCTATCAGAGACAGGCTTAATGATCCATGCTTAATACTGTAAAAATATCCAGTTGTGAGTTAATCAACGCCGACTGCCTGGAATTTATGCGGTCGTTACCCGAAAATTCTGTTGACCTGATAGTCACGGACCCGCCGTACTTCAAAGTGAAACCCGAGGGCTGGGATAACCAGTGGGCGGGTGATGAAGATTACCTGAAGTGGCTGGACCAGTGTCTTGCGCAGTTCTGGCGGGTGCTGAAACCTGCCGGAAGTCTTTACCTGTTCTGTGGCCATCGTCTGGCATCTGACACCGAAATCATGATGCGTGAGCGGTTTAACGTGCTGAACCATATCATCTGGGCAAAGCCGTCCGGACGCTGGAACGGGTGCAACAAGGAAAGCCTGCGGGCGTATTTCCCCGCCACAGAGCGCATTCTGTTCGCAGAGCATTATCAGGGGCCGTATCGTCCGAAAGATGCCGGGTATGAGGCGAAGGGTAGGGCACTGAAACAGCATGTGATGGCCCCGCTGATTGCTTACTTTCGTGATGCGCGCGCTGTCCTGGGGATAACGGCAAAACAGATTGCAGATGCCACAGGAAAGAAAAACATGGTGTCGCACTGGTTCAGTGCCGGTCAGTGGCAGCTGCCGAACGAAAGCGATTATCTGAAATTACAGGCACTGTTTGCCCGGGTGGCAGAAGAGAAGCATCAGCGGGGTGAACTGGAAAAGCCCCACCACCAGCTGGTGGATACGTATGCCTCTCTGAACCGACAGTATGCGGAGCTGCAGAGTGAATATAAGCATCTGCGGCGGTATTTTGGTGTGACGGCGCAGGTGCCGTACACGGATGTGTGGACACATAAACCGGTGCAGTTCTATCCCGGGAAACATCCGTGCGAAAAACCGGCAGAAATGCTGCAGCAGATAATCAGCGCAAGCAGTCGTCCGGGTGACCTGGTTGCAGATTTTTTTATGGGCTCAGGTTCAACGGTAAAAGCGGCACTGGCGCTCGGGCGTCGTGCAATTGGCGTTGAGCTGGAGACTGAACGTTTTGAGCAGACAGTCAGGGAAGTTCAGGATTTAATCGTTTGAAACGGATGAGATTGCAGAATTAATTTCGCACCATTATTATTCTGGTCCCGGCCCTTTAGCTCAGTGGTGAGAGCGAGCGACTCATAATCGCCAGGTCGCTGGTTCAAATCCAGCAAGGGCCACCATCACATACCGCCATTAGCTCATCAGGAAAGAGCGCCAGCTTTCGAAGCTGGTTGCGCGGAGTTCGGGTCCCCGAAGGCGGTCCATTATCTGTATCCTGCGTTGTTAGCTCAGCCGGACAGAGCAATTGCCTTCTAAGCAATCGGTCACTGGTTCGAATCCAGTACAACGCGCCACACTTATTTTCCCTGGCTCGCTTTTGCGGGCTTTTTTTTTAAATGTCTCACAATTCAGGCGGTTGACTGTTGTCTGGTTTGCGGGGAGTTTGTTAAAAGAAACTGGCATGGTGAATCCCCCTGTGCGGAGGGGCAATCAGCGAGTAGGTATATGGGATAATCGCGGATTCAGGTGCTGGTACTGAATTCACCGGGAGGCACCCGGCACCATGCAATGGCACATAGCGCCACTCTCCAGCCCCTCTCCGGAGGGGCTGTTTATATTGATTTTGTCAGATGTGAGTAAACTCCTTATGGACTTTGTTGTTTTAGTCCATAAGGACATATTTGCAGAGTGCAACGGTTATTAAAGCATTCATTCAATACGTTATCTGTATTTGTAGGGCATTCCTGGCTGTTTTTGATTAAATTCCAGAATGTTTTATTGAATGGTACTACGTTGTAAATGGTTACAGGTAGCACTTTGTTATTGAGCATGATACCTGTGTGAGTCAGTGTAAATATACTTTCAGGAGGTAAGAAAGCATCCGATTGATACCAGATTATCAATTTTATTTTACTCCATATGACTGAAAAAGATATTCCGCATGATGGCTGGATAACTGTATCAATCACAATCCACTTCATTTAGTTTCCTTGTTTATGCCTTGCTGGTGATGTTCTGAAAAGTATAAATGATATTTTTGATTGTAAACCATAGAGCAGAATTATTTTTCTGATGTTGTTTATTGTTTATTTAAATGCAGGGTGGTTTATATCTCGTCTTGTAGTTTATCCATGCATATCTGCTTGATGATGAGGTTTTTATTTAAGGTATGGTTTTGTGTTTTTTCTGTATTACATGTCAGGTATTTTAAAGAATTATTTTTCAGATGGTGGAAAGAACCATGGCATTTAAACACTATGATGTTGTCAGGGCGGCGTCGCCGTCAGATCTTGCGGAAAAGCTGACACATAAACTGAAAGAAGGCTGGCAGCCGTTTGGTAGTCCGGTGGCCATAACCCCTTATACCCTGATGCAGGCGATTGCAGCAGAAGGTGATGTGGTCGTCAGTGGTGCAACTGAGCCAGAGTGGTACTACGTCATCGTACTGGCCGGGCAATCCAATGCCATGGCTTATGGTGAAGGGCTTCCGCTTCCGGATTCATACGATGCGCCCCATCCGCGCATTAAGCAACTGGCCCGTCGTAACACAGTGACTCCCGGTGGTGAAGTATGCGTATTTAACGACATCATTCCTGCTGACCATTGTCTGCATGATGTTCAGGATATGAGTACGATTAACCATCCCCGGGCTGACCTGAGCAAAGGGCAGTACGGCTGTGTCGGACAGGGCTTACATATTGCCAAAAAACTGCTTCCGTATATCCCTAATAATGCGGGGATCCTGCTGGTACCATGCTGTCGTGGTGGTTCGGCATTCACCCAGGGCACGGAGGGGACATTCAGCGAGTCCACGGGGGCCAGTCAGGATTCGGCTCGCTGGGGAGTGGGTAAGCCGTTATATCAGGATCTGCTTTTCCGCACGAAGGCAGCATTGCAGAAAAACCCGAAAAACGTTTTGCTGGCGATATGCTGGATGCAGGGGGAATTCGATATGACGAATGCCAGTTACGCCCAGCAGCCAGCAGCATTTCTTGCAATGGTACAGCAGTTCCGTGCTGACTTTGCCGGGCTGGCGGCGCAGTGTCACGGTGGAAGTCCGGCATCAGTCCCCTGGATTTGTGGCGACACGACATACGCGTGGAAACAAGAACACGGTACGCAATATGAAGTGGTATATGGTGCATATAAAGGTAAAGAATCCCAGCAGATTTATTTTGTTCCCTTTATGACCGATGGTAGCGGAGTTAATACACCGACAAACAACCCGTCAGAAGATCCTGATATTGCCGGGTCTGGTTATTACGGTTCGGCATCCCGAACGAACAAAAACTGGGTATCATCAAATCGCCCGACGCATTTCAGCTCATGGGCGCGTCGTGGCATTATTCCCGATCGTATGGCAACTGCTATTCTGAACGTAGCCGGTCGCACCTTAGCCTTCATTAGTGGTAAGGCACCGGAAATCAAACCCTCGCCCGGCGGCGACACGCCATCGGGGCCGTCTGAAGATGCATCCGTACGCACAATCTCCCTGTTGCCGACAGCCGGAGATGCTGCTGCGCAGGGCTGGAGCATTAAGAATGGCGGAATTCAGTTGTCAGATGGTGTATTTAAGATCACCAAGCAGAGCAATAAAACCTGGTCCCTGATGCATCCGGTGGATGACGCAATTACCCTGCTGACACAGGGCGGCAGACTGACCTGTAAGTTCCGCCTCTCAGGCGCACTGACCAACAATCAGTTCGGGCTGGGGATTTATCTGTATACGGACGCTCCCGTTCCTGATGATGTGGCGATGACGGGTACTGGTAATCCGTTCCTGATGTCTTACTTCACTCAGACCACTGACGGCAGAGTGAATCTGATGCATCACAGGAAAGCCGGAAACACGAAGCTGGGGGAGTTCGGCGATTACGGTAACGACTGGCAGACGCTGGAGCTGGTGTTCACCGCCGGCAGTGCCACGGTTACTCCGAAACTGAATGGAGTGGCTGGCCCGGCATTCCAGGTTATAAAAGACAGTCTGACACTGGGACTGAATGCGCTGACGCTGACGGATGTTACAAAAAGTGCAGCGTATGGCGTTGAGATAGAAAGTCTGGTGCTGGAGATAAATGCACCGGCAGCATAATAAAAAAAGCCAGCGCCCTCTCTGAAGGACGCTGGCTAAAACGGGTAGATGTACTTCACATGATACTTATACTTGGCAGTACATTTTCTGACAGACAGTGACGGATGTTGTCAAGATATTGTGTCATTTATAACCTGAATCAGGGGTTGGCCGGAATGTTATCTGGCATTTTTAGCAGAGCCTGAATGCCATAATCACGGCTCCCGGCGTTGGCCGTCAGTGGGTGACACTGGCGGCTTTTTTGTTTTTCTTTACTTTCATTTTCTGTCGGCGGTGACGGAGACATACATCAGATGGAAAAAATCACAACAGGTGTGTCATACACCACGTCAGCGGTGGGGACGGGATACTGGTTACTGCAGCTGCTGGACAAAGTCTCTCCGTCCCAGTGGGTGGCAATAGGTGTGCTGGGGAGTCTGCTGTTTGGCCTGCTGACGTATCTGACAAACCTTTATTTCAAGATTAAAGAAGATAAGCGCAAGGCTGCGAGAGGTGAATAATGCCTCCATCATTACGAA